TTGATCTTTGAAAAGTTGGGTTGGGTCAAAACTCCGTTTGGGTTTGGTGGGAGCTCTGCACAGTATTTTGAAATGATCGTAGCGAATGCTGTAACTACTGCCAGGTCTCATGGACACCTACGGACAATGGTGGATCTCGAGGTTTCCAAATACGAGATCGTGAATCCTATGGACAGCAGAACTTGTCCAGTTTGTTCCCACATGAACGGGAAGCAATTTACGGTCGAACAGGGAATGGGAATTGCGAATGCGGAACTGAAAGCGAAAACCCCCGATGCTGTGAAGAAGGCGCATCCTTGGATAAGTGCGGAAGAACTGAAGGATATTTCTCCAAGCAAAGGTCAGGTTTCAAAATCGGATTCTGACAAATTGGCCGAATCTGGAGTTGCTCTACCTCCGTTTCATGGCCGGTGTCGATGTGTGATAACCGTCGTCTTGGACAAAAATGATTTGAAACGGGTATTTGAAAGGAAACCGTCATGACCAGAAAGCGCACTTCGTGTACCCCAGACGAGGTTAGAATTCGAAAATCCTTAGAAATGGAAGATGCCGGAAAGGCACTTTGGCCAACTTCTTATGTGAATGATTTGCCTGATTCTGCTTTTCTTTATGTGGAATCTGGAGGAAAGAAGGACGGAGAGGGAAAAACGGTTCCGAGAACTCTTCGCCATTTTCCGTACAAGGACAAGGATGGGAAAATCGATCTTCCTCATCTCCGGAACGCGATTGCCAGAATTCCTCAAGCTGGAATTCCCGAGGAATTGAAAACGAAGTTACAGGAAAGGGCGAGGAGAATGTTGGAAGATCAGAAAGACGAGAAGGTTCAGAAGTCGGACGAGGAAACCTATTTGGCGGAAGTTCGGGCAGAGATGCCCATTTTGAAAAAACAAGAAGAAAAACGATTGGTTACTGGAATTATTCTTGAGCCTGAGACGGTGGATGGGCAGGGGGATATTATCAGCTCGGAAGTCATTGAGCGAGCCGCGCACAATTTTCTTTCCGGATACAATCTAGAAACCCAGATGGGTCTTCTTCACACGATGTTTGGGAAGATTGGGGTTGAACTCGTAGAATCTTGGATTGCACCATCCGAAATGAAGTTTGGGAATGAGGAAGTGAAAGAAGGAACTTGGCTCATGACTTGCCGAGTTTTAGATGACCAAATTTGGAAGAAAATCAAGTCTGGAGAAATTACTGGATTTTCAATCGCTGGAAGTGCTCTCGTTATGGCTGTCAGAAATTCTTGACAATCTAGGTGAATTCATTCCAGTATTTGGAATGTAGTTCTTCGCAGTCTCATTGCGAACGAATGGATGTTGCCCATCCATTCTTTTTTTGTTGTATTCGGAGTCAAATATGGAACAAAAAGAAGAATTGAAACCAACAAGAAGAATGTTGGACGTGAAAGTTCGTGAAGTTAGTTTGGTGGATCGTGCGGCGAATCTTCGGAGTTTTCTTGTCGTTAAACGATTGGAGGGAAACATGGACGAGACTGTGAAGGATGAAGTGGTCCAGAAATCGGAAAATCCGGAAAAGGTTGAAACTCCGAATCCGGAAATTTCGAAGGACGAACCGAAGAAGGAAGTAGAGCCAACTGAACCCGAAAAGGTTGATGCGGAAAAGGCGTGCGGTGGTTCGAAGGACGAGGACAAGAAGAAGGCTTGCGGAGAAGACGGAGAAGACGAAGAGGAAACGAAGAGAAAGAATTCGAAGAAGTCCGAGGAAGAAAAAGGGATGAATCCTGCTGCCTTTGCTGCTATCCTTCGGAACATGAAGGGTGCTCCGAAAGAGGCAGTAAAGGAAATCGTCTCTTGGCTCGAATCCAAGAAGTCGGATGGTGAAGCAAATGTTTCGAAGGATCTCCAGCAAGAGAATGAAGATGAGATCCAGAAGTCAAAAAGGTTCACGCCCAGCAGAACGGAATCTCTCAAAAAGACGGCTATCGATCTTCTGAAGTTGCTTGGGGAGATCGATGTTGCGGCGATGAAGTCGATTGTCGATTCGTTCAAACCTTCCAATGTAGTAAAACAAGAAGGAGAAAAACAGATGGATCAGAAATCGGAGAAGGATCCGAACGTCGAGAAGTTGGAATCCGAATTGACCGAGACGAGAGCAAAATTGGAGGAGACGACGAAGAAACTCGAGGATATCGAGAAGTCTCGTCAACCTTCCAAGTCGGTCGAGGGCGAAGGTGGGACGGACAAGAAGGAAACCAAGAAGTCGTTTTGGACTGGAGTTCTGTAGGATTTGTGGAATGTGGTTTGAACCGAAATCCATTTTCGAAAATCGGAGGAGTGAGCAATGTCAAAAGTAAGCAATGATGAACTGGTCCAGAAAGCAGTAATCACCACCGACGCGATCGCTTCTGCGGGCAAACTCAACCCGGCGCAGTCCGAGAAGTTCCTGGATTACGTCATCGACCAGACGGTTCTCCGGAACAATGCGCGGACGATCCGCTTCCGTGAGGAGTCTCTGGAGATCGACAAGATCGGGATCGGTCGTCGAGTGACCTTCCCCAAGGCCGAAGCCCAGGATCCTGGTCTTCGTCGCGGGATCACCACGTCGAAGGTGACCTTGACCCCCAGGACGGTCATCACCCCGTTCGAAATCTCGGATGAGTTCCGGGAGATCAACCTGGAAGGTGACGCGGTTGAGAATACCGTGATCCTGCTTATGGCTCGACAGGTCGCCAATGATCTCGAGGAACTGTTCCTGTTCGGTGACACCATAGCTCCCGCTATTCTCGAATCCGACTATCGGGATGGTGGAGACACCGCGAAGTACGTCAAGGACAGCTTCCTTGGCCTGTTCAATGGCTGGAACCGTTTGGCGGATTCCGGGAACGTGTACGATGCCGCTGGGGCGAACATCGGTCTCAGCGTGTTCGGGTCCATGCTGCGAGCTCTGCCCACCAAGTTCCGCCGGAACCGTGGCGACCTTCGTTTCTTCGTGAGTCCGGATCTGGCGCAGCTCTACTACGAGAAGCTGTCCACCCGTGCGACCGCGCTAGGTGATGCTTCTGCTGGTGGAGCGGGCCAGCGCCCATTTGGGATTCCTATCGTCGAAGTCCCCCTGATGCAGTTCCTTCCTCAAGTGGTGCAGCATGTGACTCTCGCGGGGACGACCGATGTCGCTCTCCGATTCGCTCCGATCAACACGATCGTTGTGACCCCCTCCACTCTCGGCGCGGCCCCGACCACTCCCTACCTCGACACCACCGATTATGTGGTCAACACAACCACTGGCCTCATCCATCGTTCCGGTGGGGGATCGGCAATCACGGACGGTCAGGTGGTCAAGGTCACCTATACCGCAAATCCGCAAATCATTCTCACGCACATGGCGAATTTCATCGTAGGTCTCGGTCGGGATATCAGAATCGAAAAGGACCGTGACATCTACAAGGGTGTCAATCAGTATGCGATCACCACGAAGATCGCCACTGAGTTTGAGGAATCGACCGCTCTGGTCAAGGGAAAGAACATCGGCAAGAGCGTCTGATTTTTTCTAGCGCCGTCGATTGGTGGAAAGGAGCTCTCAAGATGGCTCTAGCTAGAATTACCCTTACTGGATGTGCCACTTACAATTCCATGAAGTATGGTCAATTTGTAAAGGGGCAGTCCAAGGTTTGTGGTGACAGAGAGGAAATCCGGTACTACCAGGGAGTCGAGGGATTTCGGGTGGAAATGCTTGCTCCGTTTGAGGAGCCCGCGAAAGAAATTCCAGCATTGCCGCCGACTTCAAAAGTCGAAATCCTGAAAGTAGTCGAAGCGCCGCTGGAATCTCATCCGGACACGATTCCGGTTTTGGAAAGCGTGAAGAAATCGGAAGATTCGCTTCCGAGCATTGCGATTTCGACCGAAAGGTTGGAGAAGGAGATTGCCGCAAATAAAGAGCCGGTTCCTGAACCTCCTCCGGTCGCGACAGAACGGGGAAAGAAACGTAGGAAAACGGGAAACTAACGGGAGGTGAGTGATGTATTGGCTGAGAGTACCAGCGTCCGTGCCTCCCACCCAAATCGAGGTTCCTGCGAATATCGAACGATCGGTGAAAGGCTCTCTTCATTTTCGACCGAATTCGACAAAGCAGGTAACCCGCGATGAGTGGGAGTTTTTGCTACTGAAACATTCGAAGTTTGTCGAGCAGTTGCAAGTAATCCAGATGTAGGTTTTGGACCAATCCTGGAGATTGTGCTAGGATTGGATTGGCTTTCCTTCGATTGGCTGTTAGCTCAAGAGGGGAAACACCCTTGCTAAAAATACATTTGTCGAACGGAAAGACTCTAAGTTTCAATTTGTGCGAACAGGCGAACGCTAAAGAATTGATGGAACTTTTCAAGGCAAAGGATTTTCAAGAATCCATCCGTGGAATGACCGTCCTCCATAAAGGCGTATCCTATTCTTTGGTTCGGCCAACCGGATTTTCGGATGTGTTTTTTCTCGCAGAGGATGTTGCTGCGGATCCGGAATCAAAGATTAAGGGTGGAGAGCGAATTACCTGTTTTGTCGATAATTTGCGGCTTGGTCTGATGGTACATCAGGCTCAACGCTCCGTTCGAGTATCGGTGGCAAAGGTTGGTAGGCAACGGTACAACCCATATTTGAGGTGATCGAAAGGAGAGCGTCATGACGGTAAGTTTGATCAGACTGGAGCAACTTCACAAAACGGACAATCCTGATGATGCGCTGAGTGGAGCTCAGGTGGCGGGAATCGAGGCGAGTGCCGTAGATCATCAGGATTTTCTGACTGGTGTGCTTTCGCAGTTCAAGCGCATCATTCACGGGCCTGATTCCGGAAACTGGCACGACAACATCGAGACTGCTTTCGGTGGTGATGCCTCACTGAAAGCCCTCTTTGAGAGAGCGACTCTCGAGGCGAAGTACGTTCTGGCCCTCCGGGAGAATCTGAACGACATCACGGTTGCTGCGGCGGCAAAGGCGACCGGAACGATTACTTGCGTGAGCAAGGCAGAGCTCGTCGATGGAGAGAAGTTCGTCATCGATGATGGAACTCGAGTTGTCACTTTCTGGATCGATCAGACTGGTGGGTACACACCAATCGGTGGTTACGACGCGACCAATGTTCGCGTGAATGTTTTTGGCTGCACCGATGCGGATAGCGTGGTCGATGTGGTCGTGATCGCGATCAACGGCGCAACCATCGACATCACGGCTTCCGAGGGGACTTCTCCGATTGTCAATTTGCTTCATGACAGCAATGGTCCCTACAACTACGACATCACGGAGACCGTGACCGATTCTGATTTTGCGGTTACCGGAATGACCGGAGGTGGTGGGGGCAACGTCGCGGTTCTCACCGGATCTGTCAAACCGGACAAGGATATCGCGATTGCCATTTCGGAACTGGGTGCGGTGACGGCGCAGCTTGCTGGCCGAATCGGGACCAATAGTTTGACTGAGATTGCGGGTTCCAACGCGCTTCGCCCAAAGAACATCGTGTTTGTGTTCAACGGGGACACGGGCGATCCGATTATGTCGTCTGGCTATCGCGTTTACGGATTGCTTCAGGTCGGATCTGGCGCGACGGACGGAAACGCTTTTGGAAATACCGGATCGGCGGATCAGGGGCAGATTTCTTTTGTCCGCGCGAATGCGACCTACGATGATCTCGAGGCTTGCCCTGCGGCTGATATCGCGGCGCAAAAAGTCATCTATGCGTTTGGCTGGAGAGAGTCTCTGAAGGACATGCCCGAGGAGTTTTTCCGGGGTGACATCGAGAGTGCGGATCCCCAGGCTGGAGTCGTCGTCTCGTTGGATTCAGCCTACGATGGTGGATACTACATGGTGGTGGACGGAACGGATGTCGATATCCGTTTGGCGAATACCAATTCGTGGGTTTTCCGGTTGGGAACCGGAAATCCAATCATGACGATCACTCGTCTAGACAGTGGTGGGGATGGAGATGAGGTTCAGTTGGATGTTGACACGTTCGATGTCAACAACGTCAACGATGCAGATTTCCTTGGTGGTTCGAAGTTCGACACGGGTGGGACAACCATCAATGTCGGTGTGACCGCTGGACACGTCGATGCGACTGGATTGGATGTTGAGGCGACGGCTGGAGATCTGACATTGCAGGCGTCGGCGGATATCAACTTCGCGACTTCTCGCGAGACCACAATCCAACTCGACGATGCGACGACTGGGAAAATTTCGACTCTGTTCAGTCAGTCTTTCGCGTCTGTTGCGGCAGCCATCAAGTATGCGGGCGAGCATGGTGGTGTGGACATGACGCTCAAGGTGACTGTTCTCGGAACGGGTTACGCGCAGGGGGACAACATTCCTGCGGCGGTCCAGAACATCACGGCAAATCCGATCGATATGAACACCATTGGGGCTGTGACCCAGTTGGTGTTCCTCAATGGTCGGTTGCTTCAGGGTGGAAACGGAACGACCAAGAACGATTGCTATGTCGGAACGACTGCGGCTGATGGTGATCTGAAGGTCGATTTCGCCAAGGGTGTGAAATCGGGTGATGTCATCATCTCGGCGGTTCTAAAGCAGTAATTCAAAAAACAAGGGGCTTTAGAATCTCGGTGATTGCCCCCAAGTGACGGGTCAAGCCAGGAGATTTCAAATGACAGTCCAAAATCCTTCGTTGGAAGAAATCAAACATCCAGAGACGAGAGGTCGGTTGACCGGAATCCAGGAAATGGTTCTGGAGTTCGATCAGGAAGTTCTCAATTTGAAGAAATCGATCGACGAAAGACGTGGGGTTGTTCATGCGTCTAAGGTAATTGGAGATCGTATTTTTCAGGAATGCAACGTGATCAACAAGAAGGTTGACGATTCTGGTCTCACTGTTGAAGAAGCGAAAATAAGGATTGATCAAATCCAGAAAACCGTTTATATAATCAGGGAAATTCAGAAGGAAAACGAGAGGGATCTTTCTCAGATGTATGGTCGAATTTCTGGACTTGAGAAGGCTGGGCAGATGGCAGCAAAGAGATTTGAGGACACGCGGTTGAAATTTGATCGGCATGAAAGAATGGAAGCGGACGAGAGAGAGCGGGACAAGGATTTTGAGAGGGGTTCGATTATCGAAGAAGTTTCGGTCGTTCCTTCGAAAACCATTTTGAGAAAATCAAAGAGGAAAAAGATTTCGTGACGACGACCCCAGATAGATTTCCAGGACCGCAAGAAGAAGAGGAGTTGATTGTCACCTCTCAAGATGCGGATCCAGAGATAGCTGGAGCCATTCGGTATGTGAGTGGTTCCTTCCGTGCGAAAGATGGAGATGGGGTTTTTGATCTTAGGTCTGGATCTGGATTGTCTGAATCTGGACATCGAATTCTTCGACAATTGGTGCATTTTGTTGACAACGGGCCTTCCGAAGGTTTCGACTCTGGTGCATATCGCGAGACGACCGGAACCATATTTCCGACAGCTATTGTCTGGTACGACAAGAGCGGCGAGGGCAAAAAGAAGATTATTGAAAAGCTAATCACCTGGACCGGGGTCAATCCGACGACCATCGTCTACAAAATATACGATGCAACGGAGACGCTCTTGGCCACAGCCAGCGATGCAATTTCCTACTCAGGGGTGTTCGAGACTTCACGAACTCGAACAATCACGGTGGCATAAATGGGTGAGGGACCAGGCGCAGTTCTCGTCGATCCGGTATCTGGCAACACATTGGCTGTTGCGACAGATGGTTCGGACAAGAAGCTGGACATCACCACCAAGGTTCGAAATTCGGAAGGGACCGTGGTCAACCCAGCGACCGAAGATGGAAATCTGGCTACTCTTGCCGAAGTTGATTTTGCCACACAGACCACACTTGCGGCGATCAAAGACACCGACGGGATCAAGAAGATCACTGACCCGCTGCCCGCCGGGGAGAACACCATCGGCAGCATCGATGTCCAGGGCGCGGCGCAGAGTGGTTCCTATCCCGATCCGAGTTCGATGGACC